AGGAATAAATACAAAACATACATTAGGAGATATATATGAGCATAATGAGATACAAACGAATGCTTACTTGTGGTGGAGCTGTAGCCTTTGGTGGCGGAAAAGGTGGCGGCGGAACAACAGTAGTAAAGACTCCTCCCCCACCACCACCACCTGAAGCAGAAGCTAAGATGACCGAGTTTACAGATGAAGAAGCAGACAAGCTACAGCGTAAGGCTATAACACAAGGTGCTAAGAGTTTGCAAATACCCTTAGCTGCCCCAAGTTCTGGTACGATAGGTACAGTGTAATGTTCACACAGGACAGGCTCAAGCAATATATTAAGTATAACCCTACAACAGGGGAGTTTTTTAGGTTAAAACCAGAACACTTAGTAGGTAAAATAAATACAGTAGATGGGGACTACATTCGGTTTGTTGTAGACGGTGTAAGAACACAAGCTCATAGATGGGCTTTTCTATATATGACTGGTAGTTTTCCTGAAGAGATGGTTGACCATATTAATCATAATAAATTAGATAATAGGTGGGAAAACCTAAGACCTGTAACAAACCAAGAAAATCAAAGAAATATGAAAAAGCCAAAAGACAATACTTCAGGTGTTGTTGGTGTGTATTGGCATAAACCAGCTAAAAGATGGTTAGCGTCTATACGAGTAGATAGTAGATTAGTTCATTTAGGCTCGTTTGCTTCGTTTAGTGATGCTGTTGATGCTAGAAAAAATGCCGAGGTTCTTTATGGTTTTCATGAAAATCACGGTAAGGATTTATAATGGCTAAGTCTAAGTTTAACGAAAAGCTATTGCTGGATGAAGGTATTAAGGAAAGGTTTGAACAGCTTGATGGTGATAGGACTGCTGTTTTGGATGAAGCCAGGGCGTGTTCAGAGCTAACCCTTCCTTATTTACTACCTCCAAGTGGACATAAGGAAACCGATGTTCTGGATAACCCATATCAGAATCTAGGTGCTAGGTTGGTTAATAACTTAGCTAATAAGATAGCCTTCACAATGTTACCACCAAACCAACCCTTCTTCAGGCTGTTTCCAAACGAAGCAACTGAGGCTATGTTGGATGCTGAACAAGGTGAAGAGAAGAAAACATTAGTGAACCAAATCGCTGTTAAAATCGAAACACGTGCTCAGAAACTCATAGCAAAACAGTTCTTGAGTGTTCCTGTTATTGAAGCATTCAAATCTCTTGTTGTGACTGGCAACGCCCTATTGGTCAAGATTGAGCCTAAAGACCCCCTAGATAAGGGTTTAAAGTCCTATAGGCTCGATAACTATGTTGTGAATCGTGATTACCGTGGTAACCCTCTCGAGATTATCACACGAGAAACAGTAAACCCTCACACACTAGATGACGATGTTTTGGATGTGCTCGAGCTTGACCTGACCAAGGATACTGAGGATGTGATTCTCTATACTAGGGCTGTGTTACGACAAAAGAAGTGGTATGAGTATCAGGCTATTAACGATACTGTTTTGGAAGATACCCTAACCAGCTACGATGCTGAGGACTTCCCTTACATGCCACTACGGTGGACAGCTGTTAATGGTCACGACTATGGTGTGGGGCACTGTAGCCAACACAAAGCAGATTTGATTACCTTAGAAGCTAGTTACCAACTACTACTAGAACATGCTAGTGTGGCTGGGCGTACAGTGTTTGGTATCAAGCCTGGTTCACAAATAGACCTGTACGAGTTTAACAACGCTGAGAATGGTAAGGCTATTATGGCTGACTTTGAGAACGACTTAACCGTAGCACGTGTTGAGAAGTACAACGACCTCAAAGCAGTTTATGATGTGTATCAAGACACAAGTAGGAGATTAGAACAGGCTTTCTTGAGTGCTAATAGTGTAACTAGAGACGCAGAGCGTGTAACTGCAATGGAGATTCGTTACTTAGCTAACGACCTTGAACAGTCCCACGGTGGTGTTTATAGTGTTCTGAGCCAAGAGTTTCAAGTACCTATGAGCCGACTCATCCTAAAGGAACTAGAGAGAACCTCTAACGTAGACCTTAAAGGTTTTGAGTTTGTGCCTGTTACAGGTATGGAAGCACTGGGGCGTAACAACGATGCAGATAAGCTACGTCAGTTTAGTCAGGTGCTACAGGAAACACCAGTGTTACAACAATCAATAGCACAGTATTTCAATGTACCAAACTATATTGAGGACTTAACTGTTGCTTACTCATTACCAAGCGGTCGCTACATCAAAACACCTGAACAGATAGCACAGGAACAACAAGCTATGCAAGAACAACAACTTGCTGTGCAGGGGTTAGGTGCAGCTGCTAAGAGTGCTGGTGCTGGTTTGGGTGCTCAAGTAGGAGGACAACAAGGTGCGATGTAATATATGTGGTGGTAAGGGTTACATAATGATTGGTAACCAAAAAGTAGAATGTATATGTAGTTTACAAACAAAAAGGGGAACAGTTTATGGCAGATATTAGAGAGTTAAAGAATAGAAATGATGGTCTTAACAAGCAGACCTTAAGTAATTCGGATTATGTGTTGCGTGATAAATCGAAGGAAGAGCCTGGAGTCAACACATTTGACATCACTGGTCAGACTAACAAGTACCAGGACGAATTAGCACGGCTAAAAGCAGAAGCTAGAAAAGAAGTGGAGACTGAGCTACTTAGTTCAGGGTTCTTAGACAAACTCAAAGCACAGTTACGTGCCGAGATTGCTGAAGACTCTAAACAAACCAAGGCTAAGTGATGGCAGACGACATTACCTTAGGTGGTGAGCAACTCGCCCCACAAGACCAGGCAGCACTGGATAGGGTTCGTGGTGTCACAAATGATGACGCCAACCCTTATAATGAAGATGGCTCGTTAAAGAATGAGCCCTTCGAAATACCTGAGAAGTTTAAAGGAAAGTCGCCAGAGGAGATTGTGAAGTCTTATTTGGAACTTGAGAAGAAACTTTCAGAAAAACAACAAAACACTTCTGAAAAGGCTCCTGATGCCCAGCAAGGTGCAATAGAGGCTAAGGTTGGCTCAGTCCTAACACCAAAAGACTTTGAAGTGTATGAGAAAGCCTACCTTGAAAATGGTAAGCTTGATGATAACCACTACAAAGAACTTGAGAAGAAAGGTTTAAGCAAAGAGATTATTGACCTCTATATTGAAGGGGCAAAAGCAAGAGATATAATCTACACCAATGCAATTTATGAAGCTGCTGGAGGTGCTGAGGAATACAAAGAACTTGTTAAATGGGCTAGTGAAAACATCACTGACCAATCTGTTATTGCTGACATTAATCGTGACCTATCTAGTGGTAATGTGTCTAAAGCTAAATGGGCTGTGGAAAATCTACAACTTAGACGAGGAACACCTCCTAGAAAACTAGAGGGCAGTTCAGTGGCTGACACAGCTACTAAGAGTTACAAAGACAAATCAGAGTGGCAACGTGATGTTTCCAATGCTCTGTATGGTCGTGACAAGAAATACACACAAGCAGTTGATGCCAGATATTTGGTGTCCAAGAAGAGAGGTACTATATAGGTACAATGTGATTCATTGTCCTTGGAATGATACGGACATTAGTCACATCTGGGCTACCTCATTTCCTCCTTTGGGGGTAGCCTAATTGGTAAAGGGGGTATGTTCATAGTGGAGCTACTGAGTATTCGGAGGCTGTCGACACCACCTTGAGCACTAAAAACGGATATGTTAATGCGAGTAGTTTAGCCCGAAGTTTTGAGTATGCGTACAACGAACTAGGACAACTTTATGAAAGTAGTTATAAATCCAAAACACAAAAAACAAAAACATTAACATAAGGAATTTTAAATGGCTATCACACCTAACAATATCACTGACACCACTGGAACACGTGGTAAGCCTGCCGATATGGCACTCGCTAAGGAAATCTTTAGTGGTTTAGTAATGGAAGCGTTTGACCGTAAAAACATCGGTCTAAAGATGGTTTACAACCAAACAATTGAGAACGGCTCATCTGCGTACTTCCCAATAATTGCACAGTTAGCTGATTCAAGTGCTGCTGCATACGTAGTTGGTACGGAAGTGTCTACTACTGCAATCCCTGTTAAAGAGCGTGTGATTACTATTGACCAACCACAATATGTTGCGTTGTCAATCTCACGTCTTGAAGAGAAGATTCTTGCATTCGACACTCGTAGCAAACTTGCTAAACAAATGGGTGAGGCTCTTGCAACCAAGATTGATAAAGAAGTATTTGCTGAAATCCTTGTAGCATCACAAACCTCTGGTACTATTGGTGGTGTAGCTATGCAACCAGACGGTTCAGAAGTTAACAACGATGCAATTAGTACAGGTGCTACACCAGAAGCTAAGGGTGATGCGTTGTTTGCAGCTATCTTTGAAGCTAACACAGTGTTCAAACAAAAAGATGTTCCTGGTGACCCGGTAGTTGTCACAACTCCTGCTAACTTCAACTATCTAGTTCAGAGTGGTAAGGGCGTACACCGTGACTTCACCTCTGGCTCTAATGGTGGTGTTGACGCAGGTACAATCGTTGAGATTGCTGGTCTTAAAATCATGTGGACAAACCACTTACCTGTTGGTACAGCTGTAAGTGTTAATGATGTCGATAAGAAGCTCCAAGCTCTTGCGTTTACAGAAGACTGTATTGGTGTTGTTAAGCTCATGGAAATCATGACTGACATCGACCCACTACCAACTAAGATTCGTGAGGACTTGCTCAAGTCTTTCTACTGGATTGGTATGGGTGTTCTTAACCCATCTATGGCTTGTGCTATCACTGGTGGTGCATCCGCATAACAAAACTAAGGTGGTACTCTTAACAGGGTATCACCTTT